ACCTGATCAGATAGTGAGTATGAGTTGTACGGGAATACTACATCGTACGCATTGTAGGAGATCTGAGGACCACGCTCTAAGTAGAACGGATTAGCGGCTCCTGGTGCAAAGTTATTCTGAGTTGTCTCAGTAATGCCCGGCCAGATGTTTCCTTGTCCTCCAGTACCAGTACCAGTGTATCCTGAGATAACTTTGATACGGTGTGAAGTTCCAACACCCTTCTTACGCGGAATCTTGTTGCGAAGTGGGGTTGGGCGTGGTGTTAATAGTTTTGCTGGTGCCTCAAGATCAAATGCCGCGAAGGAAGATGATAGAGGTGTGGTCAGCGTAATTTCTTTAGCAATATCAGCACTAACTGTGCGTTGTGTTGCTAAAGCATTTTGTAATGAGCCTAGAACTTCAGGAGTAAGGCTCTTGTTTGAAGCAAGCGCTTCTAGTTGTGCAGTTGGGTCTTGACCCATTTGTCCATTTACAAAAGAACGAGGTGATGAGAGAGACTTACTCAATTCACCAACGAACTCTTCATGGCGTTCTGCGGCAACTTTAGGATTTGACTCGGAGTACAAGTCAGATGCTTTTAAGTTTTCCATTTTTCGCTTTCTAGTAAAGAGTTACTTAGATTCTGCTTGGGCTTCTGTTTTGGCAAGAAAATCTTTTGCCATTTCACGGTAGCCTTTTGCTAGAACCTTGTCGGTAGTGGCACTCGCTTTGGCTAAGTAAATATCAGCCTTTGCTTTCCACTCGGATATTTGTTTTTCGCCTGTCGCTATGGCAGATCTTTTAGGACCGCCACCTCTTGCGAGAGATTTTGCCGTTGCTAGTTCAGTTTCTAATTGGTTAGCCTTGTTCTCTACCGCCTCGTTTGCGGATTTCAACATAGCAACTTCTTTTTCTACCGACTTCATAGCACTCTTTACGGCTTTCTCAATGATACTGTTTAAGTCAGTATCAGCGAGCAGGGACTTACTCGTTTCGGGTTCAACCTCAACGAATTCTTCGATTGTTTCTTCAGTAACAGATGGCAACACTTCAATAGTTGAAGGTGGAACAATAGTAGTTGCTGATTTTGGTGTTTCATCTGGGCTGATCATTGTCGCTGTTGATACATCAGTACGACCATGAGCGTTAGCAGGTTGATCACAACCACACTCAAGGCACTTATGTGCATCTAATGACTTATCAGCCATTGAATTATCTTCTACAACAATTTCTTTCTTTGCTTCACCAAGTTCATGCTCGGCTCCGCTACCAGCAGGACCTTCAATAGATTCTTCTTCTGCTGTTTCACCATATTGTTTGGTGATATCTTCATAACCGCATTCTTTACACATAGCGGTTACATCATCTAATGCCTTTTTTGCCATGGCGTAGCGTTCCATCATTTCTTCGCGTGAAGGAAGTGACTTTGCTTCACCGTTCATAGGCATTTCTGTTTCGTGCATTTCTTTTTCTATGGTCGTTTCCACAAGTTCCTCTACTTTCACTAACGAAGTTTCGCCCTCAACAGACTTAGCCAATACTAACTGGCAATTAGGGTTTGCAGGGCGATCTACTAGGCTTACTTCTACAATTTGACCGTCAATAATTCTTCCATTGACCGCCTTTGTATCTCGGACAACTCTAGGTGCCCGAATTCCGATTGAGAAGCCCTTGAGGACACCAGTTTCTACTTTCTTTACAGAAACAGGGTCAACTACTAGGGCTGAGATGTAATGTCCATCTGACTTTGCTTCATATTCTTTTGCAACACCTGCGGCGATATTGCTGTGCTGTTCTCTGATATTGCCACCAGTCATAAACCACTCTGGCATAGCACGGCTTAACCAAGCATCATCAGCAATTTGTTGATCAATGTCTAAACTGTCGTCTGTTGCCTTGCCATAGACAGTCAAAGTGCCATCAGAATTTTTATCTGTCTTAACGATCTCAGCATAAGTAGTAGTTAGATCTTTCATATTTCCTCACTTTGGGTTTGTCTGGTATCAACGATATATGGTGCTATGTCGCACATGCAGTTCGGATGAACTGGTGGGTCACCATTTACCCATTGCTCACCAATTTGTATAGGCGACTGGTTATAATTTTCTTGGCAGTCGTCACATGGGTCAGCAACTAGCCACTCAACCATTTCTACACCTGATTCCAAGTATAGTTCTTTGCTGGCTTGAACAACTGATCTGCTCATCTCTGTTTGAGCAATAGTCAATGCCCTAACTGGGTCATCTAATAATTGATCAAGCAAGATAGATACTTGGCTTGGTGCTAATCCCTGTTCAAGAGCATTAGCAAGTATTGTGCCAATTCTTTTAACTGAAGTTCTTGTAATTTCATCAACAGTTGCACGACCACTTGAGATTAAATGGTCAAGAGCGGTTGGTTTTCTCATTAATAATGCGGCTGGTTTGTTTCCTGGTGTCCAGTTTGCCCAATTTGTTCTAAGGGCTTGAGCCACTTCATCACGAGAAAGTTCTTTTTTGATCATTAGTTTAGCAACTTCATAATTTGTTATTGCTTCACCTAAGACATAAGCATCTGCATAAATTCTAGTTAAAACTTCTCGTAAAGGTTTTGTTTCAACAATAACATTTACCATCGCCCACTCTCTTGCTTGGGCTGTGGTTACTCTTACACCTTCAACGTCAGGATGGTATGCTTGAAACCATGCCTCAGTTACGGAATTTACATCCACAGAGGCAACGATAGCATTACGGATTGCTCTTATGTGACGAAGGGCAAGGCGATATTTTAATCGCTCCCGATTCGGCTTCATTAGATTCCTAGATAGCGTTCAGCGTACCAACGGGCGGCTTCTAAGTCACCAACAGCAACATACTTATTAAGGACTTCTGCATAATCGCCTTCAATATGTTCAAAGTTAAAACTGCGCTTGTGGTTGCCTTTCCTGACCCACTTGAGAAAGGCTTTTAACTCTTTCTCAACTGCACTTGTTTCTTCTTCAACTGTTTCTTTAGATTCCAATGCCTCAGCCTCAGCAACACCAGCCTCAGGGGCAGGAGTACTACCAATTTCAACTTGGTTCTCAACGGGTGTGGCTTCCTCACCTGCAAGAGCGCTCGCACCAGAAGCAGTTGCCGCATCAATAATCCCGTCAGGGCTTAAGAAGAATAAGCCACTACCAGAATATAGCATTGGCATATCGGCTTGAGGTGTATCAAGTAATGGTAATCCCATGTTTGATCTTGCCTCATTGACTGTGCGACCGCCATTTTTTAATTCAATATCTACTTTGCGAGCCTCAGCCTCAGTATCTACTTTGCTTTCAAATAGAATCTTAAACTCCAACTCACGAGGCATGCCAAGATACAAATAACTAATGTTGGTTAATTGTTTAGACAGCCAACTAGCAAGAGGGGCAATACCAATGCTTTCACCTGATAAGGTTTCGCCTTGTTGCAATCCACTTGCGCCTAATGAACCTGAGCCACTAAAGCCAATTTCTGAAGGCAAGACACCAAAGTGTCCGCAAATGCTTGTGATCAGGTAGTTATCAAATTCTGACTTGAATTTCTCACCATAACCGTCAAATTGGTTAGGTTTGAAACCAGCAGGAAGTATGCGAGCGCGTTTTCTTTGTGCTGTTTGTCCTGCAAGATCATCATTAAAGATATTCTCATAGGCTCTAAGCAATTCAGGATTATTACCAAAGTTGGCATCTGTTTCAAATAACAACTCAGGTAAAACACCATCAGTATATTCAGCCCTTAGCCATTGCTGACGGCGAAGATAGATGTCTGCAATAGGCAAGGCACGCTCAACAGGTGAGAATCCATATACTGTCCAAGAGCGTCTGTTCTTGATCAAGTAAATTAACTCATCTGCTGTAAATTCACCATCTGCATCTTCACCATCTGTGCTTGCCATAAATTCTGAACGTGGGAAGCCGAACAGAATTTGCTGGTATGCAGGATTTGGTGCCATTGGGCGCATACCGCGGTCATCAATTAAAGGTTTAATTGTTGAACCATCAAGTATTTGTAATCCGTAAAGATCACCGCTTACTGACTGTTGAGGCCATATAGAAAAAGCATCTAATACTAAGATGTCTTCAAG